ACAATCACCTAAACCAATAGAAGCATCAATAAAAACAAAATCATACAATAAGTTATATTGCATATGTGGATTAAACCAAAAGTCTTTACTTTCCATTATGTGTCTTTTTGCATACTTTAGACCTTTAAATGTAAATATATCATTCCGATCTATGGTCATTATAAGAGAACCATTTGTTGAAAGAGCAGCTGTGCTTTTTCCTGTACCTGTACCTATTTCTAAAATACTTCTAGCATTTCTACTTTCGTAAACTAAAAACTTAAAGTCTTCGTCTGAAATCATTTTAAATCCACGCTGTGTATTTCATAGTCAAAGCCTTCTCTATTATAGATGTTAACTCTTTCCTGAAAGTGTGTTAATGTAAAGTTTTTTTTATCTTTGTATGTAAGGTCGTCTGAAATATCATAGACTGTAGCAGACTGTTTCTTATCGCCGACACGAAGCCCACGTCCTATAGATTGTAATATTCTTATAGGTGATTTACTAGGGCTACTAAAAACAATATTGTGTAAATTACGAATATTGATACCAGTGCTAAAGGTGCCGAAAGAAGCGATAATAATTGCGTTATCCGACTTTTCTGTAATGGCTCTGATTTTTTCTCTATCATTTGTTTCAGTTCCCCCATAAACGAAAAACACTTTTCGCTTTGGGTCTACTTTTTCTTTAATTAGTTTATATAAAATCTCTCCGTGTTTTTCAACAAGTTGAAATAAACACAATGTATTACCATTAAGTGCTAAAGTTAGATTTCGTATGTATTTATTACGAGCATTATTTTGAGTTAAGTATTCTAGTTCTTCAAAGTATTTTACACCATATACTTTTTTAGCTTCTGTTTCAGGATACTTTAAGTTCAGACATTTAATTTTTAGATTTGCAAGTTGTTTTCTCTCAATCAATTCTGAAGTAGATACAACTTTGTTGACCATACCAAATAGACCTGTCAATACTAACTTGTGTGTTTTACTATCATCTAACGTACCTGTAAGACCTATTCTATATTTACAATCTGTTAGTTTTGTCATTATCTTTGTTAATGATACAGCCTTAAACAAGTGTGCCTCGTCACCTATAACTGCACCATAGTCTTCAAAAAATTGTTTAGACATTTTGTATAGTGATTGCCATGTTGATACTACTATACGTTTATCTTTATCTATATCATAACCATGATATTTTCTACTGACATTTGTTTCTACATCAAAACCATAGTCTTTAAAATCTTTGTATAATTGTTCTACTAGTGATGTTGTTGGTACAATGATTAGAATATTGTTGTTTATCATATTCATATAGTGCCTGACAAGCATGTATATAATAAGTGATTTACCAGAGGCAGTAGGGGATAAAACTAGACCTCTCTCATATTCTAACGCAAATTTAAAAGCATTAATTTGATAGTCCCTCGGAGTGATAGACAGATCGTAAGACTTGATTAAGCCGTCTATATCGGCGGCTGTGACGTTGCTATGTGTAAGGATTTCACTAGATTCAACTATATGTACATCTTTCTTCTTACACCAGTCTTTTAAGTACGGATACAATCCAACATATAATTGACCTGTAGCATACGAGTATAATCGTATCTTTCCGTCCCAAACTCTATTACGAAATTGAGGTGTAAACTTGTAACCAGGTACTTCAAATGAGAAATAATCTGATAACTCTCTACGGATACTTGCGTCTGCGTCAATGCGTAGGTACACGTCATTGACCTTGTCAACTATGATGTTTTGCATATATTATATTCCTGCAACAACATATTTAGTTTATTACAAATAGCGATATGTCCTAGTTCATTCGGGTGGTCATCTAAAGTAGATACTCTCCTTGGTGAGTTTTTATCATACCATAAATCAAGTTGATCTTTAAATGTCCATCCTCCTAATTTTTTGACTGGAGGCCATCCCATAAATTTAGATGTATCTAATTTTTTATTATATTTCATTATAGATTTTAGTGTAATTTCTTCGTCTTTAATTTTACTTCCTATATATTTTCTTTGTTTATTAGGATCTGCTCCATGATGTTTTTCTGTTTGACTTGGATAACCTTTTAAATATTCTTCAAAAAGGTCTATCATTTGAAATTGAACATAAGGTACATTGTATCGTTCACACAAAATTTCAAAATCTAAATAATATCCTAAAGACCTATCAACCCACCACGGTAGAGTACCATGTGTATCAATTCGTAGTGATGACCATATGGAAATAAACTTTTTGAAATTTCCAAAAAGAAGTTTCTTTTTGAAATCTCTCCTTGGCGCTTCTGTCCAAGCAGCAATAACTAAACCAATTTGATTTTTATCCTCTATTTTAACTATTTCATCTCGTATAGTTGTATAGATAAATTCATTGCCTTGTCCTGCACCAGCCAGATTGATAACTTTCATGCCTAGTTTCTCTCCTAATAATGTAGGCCACTTTTTATAATTAAATTCCCAATCAGGATGAGATATAGAATCAAAGTTATCTGTAGTATTACTATCTCCACTAACTATTAGATACTTCACTTTAGATAACTCCAGATGTAAACTTACGCCAATCTATAGCATTCTTTATTTGAAAGCCACGATTAGAAATAATCTTAACTGTTCTATCTAGGTAGTCAACAACACTTTGTATATAAGTTACTTTTTGTTCTAACTTAATAAGTTCGTCATCTGATTTAAGATATTTGTCAACGTCTTGTTTTAGTATTTTTAAATTAAAAGGTTTTACTTGATACACACTAGGGTCTGCCTTGCCTGTATAGTATTCCCATTTTTCTCTTGTTAATCTCGCCAAGTCTTGCTCAGCCTTTTTCAATAGATTAGTATATTGATTATGAAACTTCATATACTTGTTATGTAGTTGTGGTGTTTTTAATGATTCTAAATCAAGTTCAGTATCATTTATCTTTAGGTCTTTATCGGCGAGTGCCTGTAGTTCGTCAAATGTCATATGATCTCCATTATATTGTTATAATATATATTAAGTTAATAAGTCTTCTTCATAGACCTTTTCTATACCTTTCTTCAATTCAGTTTGCATCCTTTTATCTAATTCATCTGGCGATACATAATTAGGATCGTAAAATTCTTTTAGTTCAGGAAAAACATCAAACAAATGTGATTCCCATTTAGTGCCAACATAGTATCTATCTTGTTGTAAAAAGTATTGAAATGTATCTTGTATATTTACATCTGAATCGTTTTCTTTTTCTAACGCAGCTACAATGTCAGGAAACTTTGAATATTTTATTATTAGCTCTAATTTTAATTTTTTAGGTAAATTATGTACTGCAAAGTGTTTAGGGTTTTCTAACATTGCCCAATTGATTTGATCTATAACAGGATTATCTTTACACCAATCTACAACTTCATAAAATCTCATAACACTTAAAAAAGAAACTAGACCATTAAAATCTACAACTGCGTTAGGATATTTTTTAACTTGTTCTATATTGTCAACTAGTTCAGGCCAATCTGTTCTTCTTCTCATGTACTCAATAGTTTTACCTATACCATCTACAGAAGCAACCATAGTTACAAGTTTAAAGTGTGGTATAAATTTAAATATATTATGTTTACCTCTAGCCATTTTAGTCATGTTTGTTTGAAATTTTATTATAATTTCTTTTGAATCGCCAGTATCTATTAGTGCCTGTAACATCTCATATTGTCTTTTCATAATAAGAGGCTCACCACCTATAATTTTTATACTACGTGTATAAGGTGCTAATTCTAGTATTTGTTCTATTGAACCAGGTGTATTATCTTCTAATACTTTCTTTAGTTTAGGTCCTACTAACTTATACTTTGATTTTAATTCGTTTGACTCTTGTATTTGAATACCTGCGTTTTCTTCAGTCCATACTTTTTGATTCCATACACCACTTTCTGCTACTTTCATTCTTGTAGTTGAGTTAGCATGAAGACACATAAAACAATCTAAATTACACTCTGAGCCATATATCTTTAATTGTATTTCTAATACCCTTCTATCAAGTTTATATTCACCTGTTTTTCTAAATCTATCTGCTATGTGCTCAATGTCGTCCCAAAAAACAGGATTGTTTGTATGTATTTTTAAGCAATTTGTTCTTCTGGACCTACCATATTTTTCTTCATCTGTAACACATCTTTTACAAAATTTTTTAACAAACTTTAGATCAGAACCTGGTGTTGTCATTTCTTCTCTCAATACATTCATGTAAGCACTTTTATTCATCCAGTCTTTTAATGAAGTATTTTTTATGGTACAAATTTTATCTGCTTCTGCAAAACAACATGCTTGGTATCTGCCATCTATTTCGTTATATAATTGTGTAAAAGGTATACCACACCAAAATATTTCTTTACTTTTTGCTTGTTCTACTATTGATCCTTTTTCAGCAGCTTTCTTTTTGCCAAGCTCTGACATATTTTCAGGTCGCCACCATTCTGTAGTGTTGACGTTACCTGGCATTGATAGGTCACCTGGACCACCTCTTGTCATGTATTCGGGAAGTTTTAAATCTCTAGGTCTTACACGTACTGTCATAATATTATATATGTTATAATTAAGTAGTTGTTTCTAATGTGCCACTACCACTTACATTAGCAAACTCATAAAGTTTATATTGAAACGTTACACTTGCTGTTAAGTAATTTACATCTGTTGCTTGTTGATTGTAATCTAAACCAGATAATGATATTGGGTAAATATCTCTAAAACGTACTTCTATATTTGAATTGTTTTTACTTGTTAATATAAACAATGTAGCGTCTGAATACAAACCACCATCATCTGAAGTTTGTTTTACAACTTGTCCCAATTCTTTATTGTAAGTTTCGCTTGTTGTTGTAGGATATCTGTCTGATCCTGCAGCCTGTAATGATCTAAATTGTGAATGATCTTTAGGAAATCCAAGACCAGTCATCCAACCATGTATCTCTCTATAGTTTTCTAAATTTTCATCTACTAAAAACTGTATGTTTAATGTATCGTAATCTAGTTTATCACCAGGTATAGGTATATCTTTAAAAGGTGTAGCTTGTGCTGATGAACCTAGTGTAATACCAGGCACATTTGCTGTAGTACAAAAATATTCTACTTTAGGTAACTTGATTATAGAAAACTTAAACTGTGTAGGACTAGCATAGTCCAGTTTAGTTGGTTGTCTAGTGTATGAGTTTGTTACTGTCATACAGCTATTTATCTGTTTGTTTATCTACTTCTTGCCATTCTTTTTCTGTAGCTTGTTTTTCTAGTTGTTTTTCAGGTTCAGTTAAAACAATTTCTTTTTGTTCTACTTTTTTAATTTTTTCTTCTAATTCTTCTAATACATTTGGCTTAGGATTTAAATAATTAAGACCTAATGCTAATAGTGTAATAATACAACCTACTACTAATATTCCTAGAAGTTCTTTAAATGGTGTTCTTTTCCACATAGGTATTTCTTTATAAATTGTTATTCTTTCAGTATAAAACATAATCTACTTTTATTTATGCTAAAAAAAAGGGCGCCGAAGCGCCCTTCTTAAATTTGTTTCTCAACAAATATTACATGATGTTCGTAACTTGAACACGTCTGTAGTATCTGTTAGCGTTGATTGCACCAACACCGTCAGCAGTAATATTTCCTGACGCAGAAGCACCAGCAAATGGATTAGCAACCATACCGTATCTAGTTTTGAAACCGATTTTCGGTTGGAAGTTATCCTGACCTACTGCTCTAACCATTTGTAGAGGTACATACGGACAATAGAATAAACCAGCGTCGTATGGAGAAGTTCCTTTGTAACCAACAACGTAGTACTGTTTAGTAGGTGACGCATTGCTTGCCATGTTAGCAGCATATGGGTCAATGTAAACTTTGTACTTACCATTTAATACACCAGCAAAAGTATTACCAGTATCGTCAATGTTTAAGTTGTTGTTTAATGCAGGAGTGTAATCCAAAACACCCGCCATTTGTAATGCAGAGGCAACATCTGAAGAACAGATAATCATGTTACCTTTTCCTCTTCTGGTTCTCTGAGCGATTGTGTTTGCATCTCTCTCTAGTTGGAACATAAGACCTTTGAATCTTTCAACAGACCATCTACCATTAGAGTCTGTGTCAAGGTCAAATATACCAGCAGTTGTTGTGTTAATTGCAGCGTGTGAGTTGTCATTATCAGCAGCACCTACTTCAGCAGTTCTATAAACTGTTCTAACTACTTCTCTGTTGATCTCAGCTAAGATTTCAGCAGATAATATGTTAGACAATTCAGTTTCAGCGTCTAAGCCGTGAATTGCTTTAAGGTCCTGTGCTAATTCCATAGTGTACTCAGCCTTTAATGCTCTGCTTTTCGCAGTTACCGTTGACTTCTCAATTGAGAATGCCATTTCAGCAAATGCGTTACCAGAAGCGTCTCCAAGTGCTTCTGCATATGCAGTTGTCATACCAGTACCAGTTGTGTAACCAGTAGAAGTACCGATTGAGTCATTAAGAACAGCTGGGTTTTCACCAGTTTGTGCTACAGCGGAAGCCCCACTCACAGATGATCCAGCAGCATTTCTGCCTGAAAAATCTGTATCAGCTTCGTCAAAAAGAGCTTCACCACCACTTTGAGATGTATATCTACTTCTCATTGCGAAAATCAGACCTGTTGGGCCAGACATTGGTTGAACACCTGCGATATCGTAAGCGATAAGGTTAGGCATTGCTCTTCTTACTAAGCTAATTAGAATAGGATTCCAATTTTGTATAGATGAACCAGTTGCGTTAGTTGGCGCAGCTTCTGATAAGAAAGCAGCGTCTTCTTTAAGCGACTTTTCTTGGTTCTCTAATACCATTGAAGTAACGGCTCTTTTATAACTATCTTTGACCTCAGGAAGATCAGGATGGTCTAAAACGGGCTGCCACTTGTTTTGCATTGATTCAGATAAAAACATTTTTCTATCTCTCCTTCTTTTTAGTTAATTAACTAACCCTTACTTTACGTATGGGTTTTTCTTTGATTTACTAATTGCAGCAGTATATGCAGCCATTGACTCATTCATAGAGCCAGCATTGTTTTCTGCTACTTCATTAGATTCAGTTTCACTCGCTTTTGTTTTAGGGAAGTAAGAATTTTTTAATGTTTCTACACTTGTTCTAAAACTGTCAGCGTCTTTGTATTCAATACTTTCTGCTAAACCTTTAAGTTTTTCAGATTCAGTTTCAGCAAGATCAGATGATACATCATTGATAATATCTGCTCTTACGTGTTGACCGATTGCCTGATTTAACTCAACGTTTTTCTCAATAGTTTGGTTAACTTCTTCTTTTAACTTCTCTATCTCAGCAGTCTGAGCCTCAATCACATCATACTTCTCTTGTGGAACATTGATGTAGTGAGATTCAAATAAAGATTTAAGACCACCGATAAAATCTTCAGTAATCTCAGCTCTTAAACCTTTTTCTATTGCCAATTCGTTTTCTTTCATCCACTCCTCGACAACATAGTTTAGGTAAGCGTCAACTTTTTCTACGATTTCTGATTTAGTTTCTTCAACTTTCTCATTAACCTTAGTTTCGTATTCGCTCTCTAAATTTTCTATTTCTTCAACAAGTTTTGCTTTAACAGCAGACTCGAAAATTGTAGAAGCTTTTTGTTTAAACTCTTCCGATAGTTCTTCACCATCAGTTAGAGCAGCAACGTCTTCTTTCATATCCATGTCTTTTACTTTATCTTTAGCAGTCATTTCTTTTTTAGGTTTAGACTTTGGTTTCTCATCATCTTTATCGTAAGCGTCTTCTTCTTTAACTTCTTTTTCTTTCTTGTCTTCCTTGTCTTCCGCTTCAGACATTTCTTTTTCGTCTTTTTTCTTATCTTCTTTGTCTTCAGCTTCTTTCATATCTTTTTTCTTATCGTCTTCTTTTTCTTCAGACTTTTCATCTTCTTTATC